GTTGCCATATAAAATCACCTTTCTTTTGCATATAATGCGGCTTGAACACCTACATTATACTTAAGCAAGGTGATTTTTTGTATAACTTTCATTGCCGCACCCGCATAGCGGGTGGTTTTATGATTCGCGACTATGTTGCGAACCAGTCTAAAGACAATAATAAAATAAGCCACCGCATCATGTGCAGTGGCTATTATAGCCCTCATATAAAAGGGGACAAATATTTATCATTTAAAGGGGGGCAAAAAAGGGGCAAATTATCGTTACAATGGATTACGATTTGTTATTGTTCCTTTTCTAAATTGTTATATAATTACTGCTTGCGTTATAGTTTGTTATAATGCGTTACAATCTGTTAAACAGTAAATTGAAATGGTGCGGTTGGCGGGACTTGAACCCGCACGAGCGTTAGCTCACCACCCCCTCAAGATGGCGTGGCATTTAAAGTTCACACACAAAACTTATAAATACAGCAATTATCTAGCTCGATTACTGGCGCATCTATTTATATTTCACTATATTTTTATATAATATGATGTCAAAATGATGTCATATATACATTTATATTTCTCGGATAGAATAGTGGAGTCCAAAGAATTTGATAAGCTTCAAAACATTAGATCTACAATATCTCCTTGGGGCAGGAATCAGTAACGATTTATCGCTATTAATGTAGACCGTCTTTACATTTTCTTTCCAAACAAATTCAGGGAAATGCTCAGCTAATCCCAAAACTTCCCAAGCCTCTCTGTCAACAGCAAGTATCCCTTGACCTAATTCCCTTTGCATGGAACATATTACGTCCCACGCTTCAGCATAGTTCGACACGGGCACTGGGTCCCTCATAAAATGTGGATTACAATTAAGAATTTTCAGCATTACTCCCACCTCCTATTATTACCCTAATTACACCATATTTTTAGATTGTATGCAATAAATTAAATATAAAAAAAAGACCTTACCAAGTTATATCCTGGTAAGGTCTTTTATATAATCAATCCATGAGTCCACCTGCTCATGCTCAGGAGATGTATGGATCACCTCTCAGTCATCGACGAATTGCACTTGCCAATCCAAATACACCGCTTACCACGGCCCATGTGTCACGTTGCCGTTTAAGGCGCTGTTCGGTTCGTTTGTTGCGTTTGATTTGTTCTGTCAATTCTTCTAATGAGGTCGAGGCTTCGTTCAATTTCGCTTCTTGCGTTGTCAAGAGATTGGAGGCTTTCGTTAATTCTTGCCCCTGTTTCTCGTTGATTGCTTTGAGCGCGTTCAATTCCTTCGTCCGTTCTTCGTTGATAATCTTCAATTCTGTTAATGCTGTTCCCTGCGTCGCGGTTAAGCTGTTGGCTTGCTGCAATGCTTTCTCGGAGTTGTTGATTGAGCTTTCTGCTTTCATCAAGCGCCCTTTGAGTTCGTTCCAACTGCTCACGGGTACGCTGATAGTCGGCTCTTGTGTCGAGGTACCCTCCGATGAGGCTGCATGCGAAATAGATGAAAATAATGCTAAGCACACCACAAATAACGCGCTTAAGAGTAAACGCAGATATAACTTTGTTCTTGATAGTTTCATACATGGTAACTCCTTCCTAAATTGTACTACCCCACTGAGCGCCCCACCATCGAGCGGTGCCACGTAACCAGTCACCACCACTCCATCGTTCGTCGCCCTCATGGCACACTAAGAGGTCCCATCGGTCAACGTTGGAGTCTGGGCCGTACGTATTATTTGGATAGCCCGTCGGATCTAAATAATAGAGGTCCAAGCCGTCCCGATTATCTGCTGCTTCGGCGTGCGTCATCTGATGTTGTAGGTCAAGTGGCACGCCTGCATTAATAGTGAGCACTGCCATAATCTGTGTCATAGTGGTTAGCTGTTCTGTTGTTGGCGGTTCACTGCCTAGATTATTTTCACTGACTGCGTCCCAACATGCCTCAATAGCTATGCCTACGGCGTTACTATTCCGCATGTAGGTGTGTTCCTTATAATCTGTTAAGGCTTCCATATCGGTCCACATTGTACCGTCTCGGTCGATATTGATATGGTAGTCATTGAAGTGTTTACCGCCTTTAACACCTGTCCAATGCAGGTAGGCCTTTTCAATTTGGCCATATGCATTTAGCGCTAGGTCTTTTAATTCGTCCATAGTAATTTGTCGAAACATTTATTTTCCCCTCTCGTCATGGTTAACGTCATCTGCTAACTGTTGTACGCCTTGTCGATTCATTGGTATTGTATTCGATTCCTCAAGCTTATCCGGAATGCCATTATGGTTCTTATCGATAAACATGCCACACAAACCTACGATAGCCATAAGTACCGACGGAACGTTAATATGGTCAATAATTAATATACCCTTATCGATAAGCTGATTTGCTTCAGGCGACACATAACCTCTAATCGTTGATAGCGCATACTGGGCAACGACTAATATCATCGGTACTAGCATGACGAGGACTAATGCCCTCGTTGCTAATACTCCAGTTGGCCGTATGCCTGCTATTCGGATGGACTGATATGCCCGCTTAATACGGTTAATGATAGTTAACTTATCCATTACCCCTCCATGCCTTTATAATTTCAATCGTATATTGAAATATTTTGCCGATGTCGATTAGGTCATCTTCAACCATTTCACGTAGGTTTTCAATTATTGACCAACACTCAGCAAAAAATGGTATCAACATAAACGCATACGAAAAAATACGGTCTAGGAATAGGTCTGTATTTGGAATAGGTATGTCAGGTAATGAAATAAATACAATGGATAGTATCATCCATGCCGGATATTGTATGCATAGTTTCTTTAATAGATCACCTCTAAGGCGCTCACTCATTAAATATCTACGCCGTTCGCCTGTGGCTTTATCAACATACCTACCCTTGCCCCAACCATACCAAGTTAGCGTTGTTAGTAGCGTAATAGGATTGTTAGGCCTGTGATTATCCTTGTTATATCGCAATACTTCTGCAGCAATTCGCTGAGTTGTGTCCACAAATAACAATGTAGTGGTTAAAATAATCACTACTCCCATACTGACTATATGTTCATGCGATATACCACTGATGAGCATTGTTAAAATATCATTAAGAATATTCATTCACTCCCCCCTATGCTCTTATGGTTCTTCTTTATCTAAGTCCATTAAATCATTATGAATGCATCCTTCTGTTGGGCAAGTACCATCACTATTCAAAGTAGCCCAACAGTATTCACAAAAATGCATTACAGGTACATCACTTTTAATTTCAAACGTTTCCATTATTTCACCGCCTTAATCTTTAATAGCATTTCTTGATTTAACTTCTTAAATTGTTCTTGCAAGTCTGTAATATCGCCGTTAATTAATCGACGTCTTAATAACACTTGTTCTAACGCCTCAAAACGACCGTTGTAATAATTTCTGATTTCGGTAATCTTTTCGGATTTTGTAGGTTCTTTTGGTTGTGGCTCAATAAATTGACCATTAACATAGAATTTACCTTTCATAAATTCATCTAACATACCATCACCATCTGCAGAGTAAATATAATCTGCAGCATCCGGCCATTGTTCTTTCGCGGTCGCCAACAACTGTTCTTGCGTCACTGTGTTATCAACAAAGGACGTAATTCGTTCGCCCATTTCATTTAAAATAAATACATATTGATTCATAGTAGCATCCTTTCGGAGGTGAAATTATGCGCCGTTACGCCGTTATACTAAAACGTAGACAACGCAATACCATTACATTAAGGCAACTATTTAACGAGTGGTTGCCTATTCACTCACAAGCTATTACTAAGAGTGCCGTTAAGTCTTACCATATTGCTTTTAAACACATATCCAACATAGCGGATATGCCTATCACGGATATTCATTTTCAGCACCTTCAAAATGTGATTAATTCCATGCACGTAAAAGGACTTTCTTACTCATCATGTAAGAAAGTCCGCACGTTACTTAATCAATTATTTAATTACGCAATCATCCAAGATTACCCTATCACTAATTACGCCTCACACTTAAATCTAGGGCCCAATATACCAACGATTAGGAGGAGAGTATTCACCCGCCAACAGATCAACAAATTATGGGCAATAGATACTTCTTATTCTCGCATGATTTTAATACTACTCTACACCGGGCTCCGTATCGGTGAATTACTTAATCTCCGTAGGCAAGATATCAACAGACGATCGTCATACCTTATCGTGAGACACTCTAAAACAAAAGCCGGTGAAGGTCGTATTATCCCCATACATCACCGCATCATGCCCTTAATTGAGCAACTATACACTAATACAGACGATTACCTATTTACTATTAGTTACACATCGTTTCGCAAGCATTTCCAAGATATTATGAAGCAACTTAACTGCAAGCATACTATCCACGATACCCGACACACATTCGCAAGTCTACTTGATCCTGTTGCATCTCCTAACGCCTTGCGTTCCTTGTTAGGTCATAAACAAGGCGATATCACTACCAGGGTATACACGCACCAAACCATTCGGGAACTACGTAAAACAATAGAATTATTAAAGTAACTCCCCAGTGGGGACGCGATAACT